TTGATTTCATTGACGGGGTATCCAAGAAACTATATGACGCAGATAGAGCAGTTATTAAAGTTGGGGAAAGTTTTACTGGTTTAAGAGATAAGAAAATCAATATAGATTTAAGTCTGCCTTCCCTCGCTTCGCTTATACCAGATTTCGGTAATGGTATCCCAGACCTTGATGGCGAGTTAGGCACAGTAAATGATGCGTTAGTTTCCGCTACTCAATCAATCGCAGATTTCAACAAGGCTTTAGAAAGCAGTTTCACTTCTATAAAAAATACTTGGACTGGCGTAGTAGGCAAAGATTTCAAGTCGGCTATTGAAGAAGGTTTATTAAACCCAGTAGATAAACTTATTGTTCAAGCACAAAAATCTGTTGATGTATACCAATCTGCCTCTAACTCTTACAAGCGATCTTTAATCGAATTAACAAATGCGCAAAATGCTTATGCTTCAGCAGTAAGTAGTGGTAACAAAACTGCTATAACATCAACTGGTAGTGCCTTGAAATTTGCAGAAGAAGCCGTTAATCAATTCACCGAGAACATGCAAAAGTCTATAGACGAAATAGCCAAATTTCAAGAAGATGCTATCAACGCTGTAATTGATTCATATAACAAAATCTCTGAATTAGAGACTAAGCGCACAGAAGTATTAGCCAAAGCAAAAGAAGATAGATATGAATTAGAGAAAGATTACAACAAGGAAGTAGCGAAACTTAACGCCGACTACAACAAGAATGTATTGAATGCTCAAAAAGAAGCAGCGTTACGTTCTGCGGAAATAGTGAAGCAATCTATTGATCAACTCCGTGGCGTTTACAAGACAGCGACATATCAAAGCCTCGGCGATATATTTTCTAATCTAACGTTTCAAGGTCGCTATCTTGCTGGCGGAACTACAGAAAAAATACTTTCAGCATTGGGTCTCAAAGCAGACAAGGCTAAAACTTTGGCGCAAGATGCAGCCACTCTTGCTGGATTGGGATTCTCACAAACTTTCATTGAAGAAGTTGTAGCGCAAGGTACGGATGTAGGGCATCAACTTGCGCAAACTATTATCACTTCCACGCCAGAGTCAATCAAACAAATGCAGGCGTACTGGGATGCTTTACAGAAGCAGTCTTCACATGGCGTTGATTCAGTTGCCTCTAAATTGAATGCTGGCGTTGTGTTGGCTACAGAAGAACTTACAGCGCAGTTAGCGCAGGTAGGAATTAACCTTAATGAACAACTAGCACAATACAATGTTGAATTAACAGGTGCGCTAGCATCTTCATTTGATACTTATGCAAATTCTTTAGCGAAAATCAATTCTGCTACCGCTGCACAAATCATTTCTATTGATGCCGAAATAGGTAGCCTCAAAGCAAAAATCCTTCAACTCAATCAAGCACAAGCGCAACTGCAAGGATTAAGCAGCCCAGGAACTTATCAAGCACCAGTTATTCTTGCACCTAGCACAGAAACGGAAGCCGACAAAGCCGTAGCAGAATCTCAAAAAGCATTAGCAGAAGCATTAGCAGCAGCAGCGGAAGCGGAAAGAGCATCACTAGATATAGAAAAGTATCTAGCGGAATTAGATAAGACTATATCTGGGTTGGGTCTGCGCGAACAAACGCCAACAGTTACTATTTATACCGATACAAATGCTTCACCTCAGTTAATTGCTGATGAGGTAGCATGGGCAATTAGAACTTCTGGCGATATGAAGTATGGGCTTAATCAAAAGAATAGATGGATGCTATGACGATAACCACATTAAACGCGTATAGTTTCGCTTTCAATGATTTCGTCTTCGGTGGCGGTGATTCTGTATATCAGATTATGTCGCTTGATGGATTAGAGGATTTGCCTGTAATCCGCAATCAAGATGATAACCGAGGATATCAAGACGGCATGTTTACTGGTCGTGATTTTCTTTCAGGTCGCACACTTGTATTTAAGATTACAGTTCGTGGTGATTTGAACTATTCAATGCAGTATTACTTAAACGAAATGCAAACCGCACTCATACCGCAGCAACAAGGCACTAGCCTTCTGCAATTTCAACTTCCCGGTAATGATTTACAAAGACTTCAAGCACGTGTTCGCCGTAGGTCAATCACTATTGATACCAGTTACTCATCTGGGCTAGCGACAGCGACATACGAATTCTTCTGCCCAGACCCACGTTACTACGACGATACTTTGAAGAGTACAGATTTAACGGATGCGCTCGCGGTTGCTGGTCGTACATACAATCGCGTATATACCGCACCTGAAACACCTACAGCCAATCCTTATCAAACTGGTATGTATTACGGCGGTGGCTCATCTGCTGCTAACTTGATTAACAACTCAGGCTGGACTACGACGTACCCAATCATTACAATTCAAGGACCTGCCGTCAATCCACGTATTGATAATGTAACTACGGGCGAGTTTTTATCCACTACAATAGTTCTAGGTACAGCAGATACTTTGGTATTCAATACAGATTACAAAACTGTAACGATTAACGGAGTAAACCGCAGGGCAATTTTAAGCAATACTTCTACTTGGTTCGCTGCTCCCCCAGGAACTTCGTACTACACTTTCTACGCTACTGGTACAACAGGTAATACTGCTTGTGTAGTTTCATGGCGTAACGCATATATCTAGGAGATGAAATGGCATTAAGAACACCACCATCATGGTTACAGAATGGCTCGCATCCAGCAGTCAATGACCGACTAACAACTACGGGTGTTGTCTGGCATACACAAGGCGTTGCTGATTACGCAGGTATGGTTGTCGCTCAGGCTTCTACTCCTAATATGTCTGTTCAAGTAGCAGATGGGCATGCAATTATCGCTGGAACCGAAGTTTCTAATCAAGGTTTCTATATTGCTTACAATGATGCCGCTACTATTGTTTCTTTAGCATCAGCAGACGTAACTAACCCACGCATAGATTTAATTTGCTGCGTAGTCCAAGATGCTTTCTATTCTGGTGCCAACAACCAAGTAATCTTTCAAGCAGTTACAGGTACGCCTTCCGCTACGCCAGTAGTACCTACTGCGCCAGCAAACTCAATCACTCTTGCTCGCGTTGCTGTAGCAGCAAATGCTACTTCCATAGTAAATGCGAATATCACAGATGTACGTACTCGCGCACAATTTAATGATACTCAATTTACAGCACAATCAACTGCTGCTAATTCTGTGCAAATCAACGGAATAGCAAGCCAAACAGGTAAAGCGTTAAGAATTCAAGACTCAACTGGAACACAGAAATTTGCCGTTGGTGTTGATGGAACGCTTACTTTCCAAGACGGAACCACACAAACAACTGCTGCATCTTTTGACCCAAACATTATCGTCAATCCACAGACTGGTACTACATATACATTAGTTACTTCGGATGCACAGAAACTTATTACATGCACTAACGGTAGCGCAATCACAGTAACGATTGCGTCTAACAGCGTTAATCCATTACCTACTGGTACCACTATTTCTATCGCTCAGTACGGATTAGGGCAAGTAACTATCGTTGGTGCTTCTTCACCTACAGCAGTAACGGTAGTTTCAACTGGCGGAACAACAGCGCAACCAAAGACTCGCGCACAGTATTCAACTATCAGCCTTATTCAAACTTCAACCAATAACTGGCTAGCAGTTGGCGATTTGCAGTAATGCCATTACTACGCGCAGGTCTTATGTCGGCTGGTGTACGCACACCATATTTTGCTGGGATTACTAATGTGGGAAGTTTTGTTGGACTCGCACTAGATTCTAGTTCTAATATCTATACCTTGAATTCATTTTTTAATAATGGGTTTAATAAGTTTAATAGTTCTCGTGGAACTTTCAATTTTTATAGAAATTTATACACTACAAGTGCTAGTAATCCAACATGGACTGGTATCACTACTGATTCATCTCAAAATACATACTTGATTGGCAATAGTTTCGTTACTGTGCCTTCCAGTCAAGTCAAAGGTATTTTTCAGGCGAATAATTCAAGCGGAGCAACAACCGCCACTAAAGAACTCTTAGGTGCTCGCACAAGTTCACCTGCAGTTTATTCAGGCAAAGCAACTACTGATTCCTCTGGTGCAATCATTGGCGCATTCACTAGCGACGACAATACTAATTCAAACGACTCTGGGTATGTTATCAAATTGACTAACGCAGGTGCAATCACTTGGCAACGCAAAATTGTAGATTTAGTAGGTTTTAGAAATGTTACATGCCAAGCGGTAGCGACTGATTCATCTAATAACGTATATGCCGTAATGACGTATACTACTTTTGGTTCTCATATTGTTAAATGGAATTCAAGTGGCACTATTCAATGGCAACGCAGAATTGAAACTAATTCTTGCCTGTTAAGTGCTATCGCAGTTGATTCATCAGCCAATGTTTATGTGGCTGGTAAATTTACTGCTTCTGCAAACGTTCATGGATTTGTCGCCAAATATAATACATCAGGTGCTATCCAATGGCAGAGAAGTTATGTAGACACCAATACGTCAGGAAGCCAAGATACTACATTTAGTGATGTAGCGGTTGATTCATCTGCGAATGTTTACTTAGTAGGTAAATTAAAGAACACTTCTGGTGGTTTCACTTTACCCGTAGTTAAATACGATACTTCTGGAACTTTACAATGGCAAAGGAACATCACAGACGGAACTGCAGCAGCCAGCCAAAATACCTACGCTGCGTCAATTCAAATATCTGGAACTTCCATGATTATCGCAGGAGCAATAGAAGGAGATGCTACTTACGGAAGTAGTTTCATAACTGTTCTACCTACAGATGGTACTAAAACAGGAACGTATGTAATTTCTGATACTGGTTTCCCTTACTCTGGCGCATCAACAATGGTTTACACAAGTGCTTCTTATACTTCCGCTACGGCAACACAAACTGATGCAGCAGGAAATGGCACAGAAGGAGTAGGGTTGGTAACTATACAAAATTTAACAACACAAACAATGACTAATAATTCCGCGACACCAACGTATACATACAAGCAAGTATTCATTTAATCAGGGGGCGAGATGGCAACGCAATACAGATATTTATTCGCCGACCTAAGAACTAATTCAATCTTGGCTGAATTGCCATTGACTAATGTTTCTTTTACGCAAGTACTTAATACCGCAGGTAGTTTTTCTGGTTCTATTCTTGGTTCAGATGTGCAAGAACTGGGATACGATATATCGGGAAGTACAATCCCTGCGCGTACTGCTATTTACGTAGACCGAGATGGAGTGCTTATCTGGGGTGGGGTAATCTGGCTGCGTACTTGGGATAGCGATTCGCAACATTACAATTTCAGTGCTAGGGAATTTGGCTCTTATTTAGAACACGCACGTATAACATCTAATTACATGTCTGGCGATCAAGCATTGGTATATCAAAACGTAGATCAATTAACAGTAGCGCAAGACATAATCAACAAGATGCAATCACAGGTTGGCGCAGACATAGATATAGTTGTGCCTACTAACGTATCTGGCATTCTAGTTACTAGAGTTTATTATGATTATGAATACAAAGAAGTTTTCGCTGCAATTAAAGATTTAAGCAACCAGCAAGATGGCTTCGATTTTAACATTGACGTAGCCTATGACGTGTTCGGTGAGCCACGTAAATATGCGCGTACTGATTATCCTTATCGCGGAACTACTTTTAATGCTGCATCTCCTAGTGCTTTAGTCTTTGAATTTCCCGGCAATATCGTGACCTATGAATGGCCAGATGATGGGGCGCAAGCAGTAAACAAGATGTACGGCATTGGTCCAAATTCTAACGAGGCGAAGATACGCGCAGAAGCCACGCCATCAACCAACAGAATTGAACAAGGATGGCCGTTGCTTGAAGATACTGTAAATTACACAGACCAGTACGACCCTACTCTTTTATATCAACAAACTCTTGGTGCTGTAACGGCTCGCCAATTACCAGTAGCCACACCAAAGATTGTAGTTCCTGCATACATTGACCCAGTACTCGGCTCGTATAAAACAGGCGACCAATGTTTGCTTAGAATCACAGATGATAGATTCCCTAATTACGGGGCAGGCTTTGGTTTATCTGTAGTGAAACGTATTGTTTCCATCAGCGTTCAACCTGGAGAAGATGGCCCAGAACGCGTTACACTAACACTCGCTGACCCAACATCATAAGGAAAATAAATGCCATTTATAAATTTACCGCCAACGGTATCGGAAATGTTCTGGGATTTAGACCGCCGTATCCGTTCGCTTGAAACTTCTTTCAGATTTAACTGCCCTACTTTAGATTTTTCTACTAATGCGCCAACAAATCCACGTGAAGGTGATTTGTATTACGACACAAATGAAGGACATTTGGTTTACTATAACGGTACTATTTGGCACAAATTAAATCAATCATCGTATACACCATAACCGAAAGGTGCAATCTTGAACGCCGACGTAGCAACAATCATTTACTCTTACTTCTTCATATTCGCAGGATTTCTTGGCGCTATGGGCATTATCGCTAAACACACTATTGTTAAGCACACGGAAGAATTGAAAGATAAACTGAACCGCATTGAGTATGCGTTATACAATGATGGCAAAACTGGGCTGATTAACAAGGTTGAAGAACTACTAGAAAACCAACAATGCATCAGAGTTGATGTAGAGGTATTGAAAGCAAAGGCGGAACAATGAAAGCAATAACACGTATCGCTAGAACCCAGATCGGGTATCAAGAAACTGGTAATAACGATACCCGTTACGGAGATTGGTACGGATTAAACAATCAACCATGGTGCGCTATGTTCGTATCGTGGTTATTCTCGCAAGTCGGCGCGAGTAAATCAGTAGCAGCACAGAACGCCAAAGGATTTGCCTCTTGTGATGCTGGTCTTAAATGGTTCACTAAGCACAATAAACTGATTCCATTAGGTCAAGCCGAAGAAGGCGATATAGCGTTCTTTCAATTCGATGAGGATTCCCAGCCAGATCACGTAGGACTAGTAGTAAAGAATGACGGCAAGAAATACCTATGGTGCATTGAAGGCAATACGTCTAGCGGAAAAGGCTCTCAAAGTAACGGCGATGGCGTATACCTAAAGAAGCGCGGATATGCTACCGTAATGGCTGTTGTTCGCCCCTAGAGGAAGGAAACTAGAATGGTTAAATCAGAACTAATGAAATCCGTTATTAAGTCATATCTTCGTGGTGTACTGGTAGCAGTTACTCCCCTTATCGCAATTAACAGCACAGATTCATGGGCATATCTCATGGCTATCTTCGCTGGTGTTATTGGACCTGCGTTACGAGCAGTTGATTCTAAAGACCCTGCGTTCGGAATGATTACCGATAACATTGAAGTAGGTATAGATAAGATGGCTAAAGCCAGTAAGAAAACTACTGCGAAGAAGGCAGTTAAGAAGATAGTAAAGAAGCAATAGCGTGGGATTGCTGGAAGACCTCGGTGACGAGAGCAATTTCCCTAAATCAAAACGCGCTTGGTGTTCTGTGTGCGAAGCATTGAAAACGCTTTCGCCTGCGGAAGCCAAGATACTTGTTGAAAGACTCAACAATAAATCTATCACGCACGTTTCTTTATCTATTGTCTTAAAGAAAAACGGATTTGATATAAGCGATAGCACGATAGGGCGACACAGAAGGGGAGTGTGCCAAGGTGTCGCTATCTGATGATTTAGATAAACTAGAAAAAGATACTGACCCAGAAGTAATTGAATTACGCAAAGCATTACAACGCGCACAAAAACAATTACAACAGGCGAAACAAAGAACTGATGATCTAGTTGAAGCAACCATTCAGGCTTCTTATGATGCTGTATTGACGGTGGGTAAGATACCGCCAGTAAAAGAACCTACAACCGATAAGCGTAAAGTAAAAACAGAAGTCGCGCTGTGGCATTTAACTGACTGGCAAGGTGCAAAGAAAACTGCTTCTTATGATAGTGAAGTTATGCACAAGCGAGTCATGTCTTTCTGCGAGAAAGCAGTAGGTATTACAAATATACAAAGAGCTGATCACCCAGTAAAAGAATTAACTATTATGTTCGGTGGCGATATGGTTGAAGGTTTATTTAACTTCCCTAGTCAAGCGTTCGAGATTGATGCGACACTCTTTGAGCAGTATGTAAACGTATCAAGATTGCTAGTGGAATGCGTGAGGTACGCGCTTTCTAATTATGAGAAGGTAACTGTTGTACCAGAATGGGGCAATCATGGACGAATTGGAAGCAAGCGAGATAACGTACCTCGCTCCGATAACTTCGACAGAATGTGCTACGAATTGGCGAGGCAGTTACTCGCTGGTGAGAAAAGACTCACGTGGCAAGAGTGTCCAGAAGATATCCAAAGAGTTGAAATCGGTAACTACAAAGCGTTACTTATCCACGGAGATGAAGTTGGGCGAAACGGATTTGCTAGTCCAGGCGCGATTGTTCAGCACGCAAATCGCTGGCGAAGTGGGGCATACCCTTGGGATTTTCGAGATGTGTATATCGGTCACTATCACACACACGCAGAATGGGCTATGGCGAACGGACAAGGTTCCGTATACCAAACAGGAAGCACAGAATCAGATAATCGGTATGCTGGCGTCATGCTTGCAGCAAGTGCGACACCATCGCAGAGACTTCACTTCATTGACCCAGTAAAAGGCAGAGTTACTGCTGCGTATAAAGTATGGTTAGATTAATTCATGAAACTGGCAGGTAGGATACGTAATGGAAATGAATGAAATACTTGCAGAAGCAAGTTGCTTGATTACTGATGCTCGCCAGCAAACCTACGGGGATTTCTGGAACAACCATCGCCGAATTGGCGTAATGTGGGGTGAGTTTCTGCAATTAGAAGAAGCGATACCTGCCGAACACGTAGCCGTGATGATGGCTCTCGTTAAAATATCTAGAATTGCTAATGACTCAACACACGCAGATAACTACATAGATGCTATTGCGTATCTCGGTGGTGCTGGAGATTTAGCAACCTCTTGATTTATCCTGCTTCTTCTTCTTCGTCTTCAAGGTCACTCTCAAAATCAGAGTAATTGAAACGGCGAACATCTATCTTCTGCTCATGCGCTTTATCAAGTATGCGCTGCAACAAATTCAATGCTCGGTTACTCATATCGTCTAATTGATCTGGATATGCGTTCTGCGTAGTAATAGATACTGCTACTTCATGAATAGCAATATCAACTTGTGTAATTGGGGCGTGATTGCTGGAAGTGGCCATAAGCCGAGTTTAGACCCCTGAACCGTTAAACGCCAGAATAGTCCTAGACGGACAGAGTAATACAGCGCGTGTCGCCCGTCTTGCCTGCCACAGCGTGAGCCTGTAGACTGACCCCTGTCGGCACGCGGAAGGGGTATCTCCTAGGAGAGCCTTCCAGAAGTGAAAAAACGATAGACAGAAATAAAACTCTGGTGAACTAGATTGAATCATTACGAATCCCTAGGGAATTCAATCAGGTGGCAGAAAGATTATTAACTGTTAATTACATAGAGGGAGTTGAATAACCGAGATTACTACGTCCTGAACTGTTACACGAATTCAGGTATTCATTAACAAGTTAGTAATCAGTCAGTCAAAATAAAGCGACGCCCGTTCCAGATGTAGGAACTATGCCCGATAAGCACAAGCGACAATATCAAACTGCTAAGCCGAACTGTTACAAGATGTTCGGTTACGTATTTCGGTGAGGAGCCGAATTACATAAATCTAAGCAAGTGATATCAAGTAAGTGGTGACCTTATCTATAAGTATGGCTAGCGCAACGTGAATAAAAGATAACGACTACGGCGAATTACTTCATGAAATACAAATAATCTGTGAGTACGAAACTGCGTGTCGCTAAAGGGCACGCAGTCTTACCGTGAATGCGGTAACTGATGAGTACATCAGAATTATGAAGGGTAAATCATAATGTCCTATTTTACAGATGCACAATTAGCAGAGGATCTGGAACTTACAGTTACTCAGCCTCATCCAAAACACATCAAGATAGTTGCTCATATCGGTGACTTATATCTTGGTGAAAAGTTATATGTTGGTGGTTCAGTCAAGGCTGCTAAGAAGAATGCAATAGCGGCAATCAAATACAACGGCACATTAAACATAGGGGGATAATCATGACGACCAAAAGTGACGTTTACAGTAACTTCAAATACGCGAGGCATTTAATGCAATCAGCCAAGCGATTAATGCAGGAAGATTCAATAACAGATTATTCCGAGCCTAGTGAAATAGGTCAAATAGCGAATGAACTAATTGCTAGTGCTGGGATGCTTGCTCAATGGTTAGAAGAAAAAAACACACAAACCACCAAGGAAGGGTAATGAAATGAGAGAAAGATCAAAAGGCTATATCGGTCAAATCGTAGATGGAAAGAAGTTAGGCGTTATCGCTAACTCTATTTACAACTTACAGTACAGCGGTAGTGCTACTGAATGCACTGTAGATAGTTTGCTACTCGTCACACTTGAAGAAACAAATGTATTCGGCGATAACAAATACGCCTTGATTTGTTCGGAAGGCGTTGGCTGGGAGCAAGATACGTATGGTTGTCTTGAAGTTCCAACCAACATTGGGCAGATGGGTCTCTGGAATGGCAGAGTATTTATCTCAGTAGATACAGTCAAGGAATGCCTAACAGATAAGACGGAAGATATCTCAGACTATATCCGTGTCTTCGGAGATAGATTAGATAGCAACTGCTCTCTGTGGCAATCTAAAATGTTAAAGAAATAAAATAAAGACCGAAACGCCGTGAGGCGTCTTACCGTTACTCGGTAACTGACGAGGTCAGCCAAATACATGAAGGGTAAAATCATGACTATAGAAAACGTACCAACTGAACTAGCACCAAATACACCAGAAGCAGTCGCAGAAGATTTCGTAAAAGAAAATAGCACTGCGACAATCATCGAAGAGTTAGTTGCTAACTACAAGACGATTGAATCATTGAAGGCAAGAGTTGAAGCCGAACACGGTAATTCAGACCATTACCGGCAGAAGCATGATCGTTTATTCGATCGAGTTGAGCAATTCTTAAAGAGTCACATCGTTGAAGATGATGCTGCTTCTGTTGATGATATGAAAGAATTTGCAGAATCACTTGGTATTGAATTGACCAAGACAATCACCGTTACTATCACAGCGGAAATTGAAGTTGAAATCACAGTTCCGATTGATGCGAACGTTGATGATGTTGATGAAAACGACTTCACAATATCAGCCGAGTTCGATGGTAAGACTGACTGGGAAGTTGAAGATACTGATATCACCGTCCTCAACTTCGACGCTGACGAAGAATAATCATGTCTCTCTGTTCACACGAAAGAGATTATGAAATCGTTACAAGTGTCTGGTGCGAAACTTGCCAAGACACATTCACTGAAGACGTATCGGTATGTCCAGGAAGCGGAACCTACGCATGGACTTGTTCTAAATGCGACACTACTAGATGGGAGAAGCAATAAATGAAGGCAACAAAACTAACAGAACAAGAAGTCAAAGACTTCGACTACATCACACTACAAGCAGGTGGTTACTTCTATGAGGCATGTCTGCGCAAAGGATTCTTGAAAGAAGGTGAATCTTGCGTGATTGCATTCTCGCAGTTCATCCAATTCATGAATAAAAATGAAGTAACTCGCCCCGTATATAATTCTCTTTCTTATGAAACCTGTATTCGGGTGACTAAGGAATTGAATGCAGCAATATTTGATGCAAGAAATGGCTTGCTTCAAGAAACAGAAAAGGAAGGGTAATACAAATGGCAGCAAATATAGAGCAATTCGCAGATGGAACTTCTGCGTTCTTCTCGGCACGTGAAGTTGCGTGGCATAAACTCGGTACTGTTACCGATGGCGCACTAAATGCAGCAGATGCATTGAAGACTGCGCAGTTAGATTCGCTGGTGAAAGTCAGCGAGGAATCT